AGGGTATTGGTCTGAAATTTATATGCACCTTGCAGATGTTATTAGACATGAAATTGAACACATCACACAAGACGGTCCAAACATTGGCAATTATAGGGGTGGTAAACCGAATGAAGACGATCAACAGATGAGACTGTTAATTAAGTCTGGAATTCTACCACAACACATGTATCTATTGCTACCAAAGGAGGTTGATGCAAATCTTCAAGGTTTAAGATACGAAGCCAAGAAAAGAAAGATGTCAATGATTGATACTGTCAATCAATACTTAGACACACAGGATTACCTAACCCCTGAAACCAGAGAAGAGGTGATCAACCACTGGAGATTCAGAGCCGAAAAGATCGGCGGTATTCCGAAGTTCTGATATATACTACCAGAATAACTTATTACCATTATGTCGGATAAGAAAACTCTTCGTTCCCAAGCGGACGAGATTAGAAATGAATTGGATAGTTTGATCGGAGACAATGAATCCCTTGAAGGAATCATTGACGTAGATCCACAGCTTCCAGCACACCATAGACCAACATTTAACTTCTTAGAGGTTAAAACTGGTGCAGATAAACAGGCTAAAAAGACCATTGATGCCTTGATGAGGTTCTATCTAGATTCCGACATCATTGAACATAATGAATACGTTAAAGCCAAGAGAAAGATGGACGAGATGACGATGTCATCTCTAGTGTATCAACTCCAAGCGGGTGAAAGAGCACTAACTCGTTTATTAGAGACCATCGAGGATGGCGACATGGCTCCTAGGATGTTCGAGGTTCTTGCAACCCTACAAAAGTCAATGTTGGACATCATCAAATCACAAACGATGTATTTGATGGCAACTGAAGAATCAATGAAGCGTATCGCTAGAGATTCTGAATTATATCAGGAAAAGACAAATCGTCAAATCTCTGAGGACTTTAACAATGAAAAGGGTTCATCTAACGTTCAGCGTGGAACCAAAGATCTGATGTCAAAGATTCAGGCTTCAATCGCAGGTAACGTCGAAGACGCTGAAATTGAAGAAGATACAACAGATAACACTGAAGAATGAGCGATTACGTAGGAGATAACGTTTGGATCCCAAAGGATAACGATGATTCCACCGCAGCAAAACTAGTATGGTCATCTAAAAAGGTATCTGATCTAGTAGTTGCGATGGACCAGGGTTATCGTCCAAAGATTTCTTTGCCCTTCTATGAGGGTAAACAATTTCTACGAAAGGGTAACATTGTATTTGAATACACTGACGAAGAAATTCAAGAACTTGCAAAATGTGCAAGTGATATTGTATACTTTGCTGAAAAGTATGCAGTGGTTATGACTGACGAAGGTATTCGTAAAGTTAAGCTTAGAGACTATCAAAAGGACATGTTACGTAACTTTCAAAATGAAAGATTTAATGTAGTTCTAGCTTCTCGCCAAATGGGTAAAACCGTTACAGCTTCAATCTTTAACGCATGGTACCTAACTTTCCAAGTTGACAAGAACACTCTACTTCTTGCGAACAAGTCAGATACAACTAAAGAAATTATCGATAAGGCCAAAACCGTAATTGAGAACCTACCCTTCTTTATGAAACCGGGCATTATTAAGTATGACGTTATGAACGTTAAAGCTGATAACGGTTGTCGTCTTGTAGGTCAATCTACCACTGCTAAAGCAGGTATCGGTTTTACGATTCACACTCTATTCTTGGACGAGTTTGCACACATTCACGGTTCAATTGTAGATACGTTCTATGAAAACGTATATCCTACCCTGTCGGCGTCAAAGGTATCACGTATCATCATCACTTCTACACCTAACGGTTTCAATAAGTTCTATGAAATCTATTCAGCTGCAGAGAAGGGGCTAAATGCCTATAAAGCCACTCGTATTGACTGGTGGCAACACCCCGACAGAGACGATGAATGGTATGAACGTGAATTAGGTAACCTGGGCTCTGAAGAAGCCTTTAACCGCCAATACGGTAATGAATTCGTATCATCATCAAACCTACTATTTGACCCCGTAACGATGAAGAAACTTCGCAAGGGAATGGCTAAATACGAATACGAAGATCTTGAAGAGTTTGAAAACATTCACATGGATTTGAAGGGATACCTTGGGTTTGCTCCGGATTTTGATGTTGAATACGCAAAGGAAGAAGGTAGATATTATGTGTTCTCAGTTGACATTGCCGAAGGTAACGGTGGCGACTATTCTGTAATCAACCTATTCGAGATAGTGCCAATGAAAAAGAAGCAAATGAAGTACGTTCAAAACCCAGGGGCAATGTACGATTTCTTCACGTTAAAGCAGATTGGTCTATTTAGGTCTAATGAGCACGTAATTGAAGACTTTGCTAAAGTACTTTATACCCTATCAGTTGAAATCTTTGAGCCTGAGAACGTTAAATTGATCATTGAATACAATACCTATGGTTCTATTCTAATTAAGTATTTGACAACTCTATTCCCACAGAGAAACGAGTTTGATGAAGAGATGATTGTTAGATTCAGACACCGCCACGATGCAAGGGTTTTGAAACCAGGCATTAGAGTCAAATCCGACAATAAACCTGTGATGTGTCAGAACCTTAAAAAGCTAGTTGAGGGTAATAGAATTGATTTCACTGAACATCAAACAGTAACAGAAGCATCAATGTTCGGTACTCTTGTAAATGGTTCTTATGGTGCTCAACATGGTAATGACGATACTCTAATGACGTGTGTCACGATCACTGAATTCTTCTTAACAGTTGATTACGCTGACTTCATTGAAGAGGTTCTTGATCACATTGATGAAGAACTTCACAACTACATGGAGAAAATTCTTTATAAAGATCAAAACACTGACGGAGATCTACAATATGACATTTATGATCTGTTGAATTGATAAATTGTCGTAGTTTCCTTGATATATAGTTAAAGCAAAAAAAAGTCCAATATAAAATTATGGCACTAAGTCCACAACTTCTACAATTCAAGAGCTCTGGTGTATACAGACTTGAATTCGATAAGTCGCAGACTGTCAACATTCCAGCCGAAACAATCAGATTGATTGTTGGTCACTCTAAGAAAGGACCATACAATTCTCCTGTTTTGATCGACTCAGTTGAACAGTTCATCAATGTTTTTGGTAGCATTGATCGCAACTTGGAGAAAAAAGGCATGTTCTTCCACAGATCAGCTCTTACAGCTCTAACAAGAGGTCCTATCCTAGCTCTTAACCTAGCTAAATTTGATAGCAATGACAAAATTTCTTATGCAGCACCTGTAACTGATGCTTCAGATGCACTTTCAACTGCAATTGAGAATGAAAATGAGTACTCAAAGTTTTTCAACATTGAAAAATTCTGGACTCCTTCTGACGACGCAGTTAACAATGTAGTCGGTAATGCTATTAAAGGTAACGTTCTAAGATTTGCTAACATTAAGCAAGATCCTATCACTGTTATTGTTAGACAAGCACAAGACGTTAAACCTTTCAATATCACTGCAAGAGAGTGGTACGGAGAAGGTAACGTTCCTGCATACCTAAATGACTTTGATTATATGTCAGACTTCATGGTTGACGTATTCGTATTCAAAGGAGGCTTTGATGCACTTGTAATGGACACAGATCCTATTTATGGCGAATTCTTTACAGCTGATGGTCTAGATAAGACTAAGCTTGCTGAATTTGCTAACCTAAGACAAGTATCTCTAATTGCACAATACACTGGTTCTATTCTTCCAGGTTTCACAGATCTAGAAGGCAACCAAATGTACGTTGAGACAATGATCAATTCTGAAGCAAGAAGAACAGGTTTGTTCTGCGCTGTTCTAGAAGATGCAGTTCTTGACGAAGCAAACGGTACTGCAGTTGATTTAATCGGTCACACTGGTGATTCTCTAGACGCTCTATCGTATTCTTTAACTACAGGTGATAGAGATGTTATGATTGATGCTGCATGGGTATATGCTGCTGGTTCAAACACCGCAACATTCACATACCAGGGTATACTTACTCCACCAACGTTTGATCTAAAGGTTGGTCACTACATTCATGCTGACGCTACCAATAGACTTGCTAAGGTAACTAGAATCATTAAAAACGTTATTCCAGCTACTACAGCACCAGCACCTCCGGCAGATCCAATTACAACTTACACAGTTTACGTACATACGACACCAGCTGCAGTATTTGCAGGAGCTTATTCTTCATACGAAGAAGCAACTGCTGTCTATTACCCATTCGTTCTAGATGGAGCGAAGATTGGTACACAGTCTATCCTAGATTGCCTAGACGCAGTAAACACTGGTACAAACCTAGGTAACACTCTAGCAGACAAAGATAACATCACGTACAGATACATTGTTGATACATTTGGTTCTTATGAATCTGCGAACGGTATTCTAAATAAGTCACAGCTTTCAAACCTAGCTAAGACTAGACAGAATGCTTCTGCCATCCTAAACGCGCCAATGATCTTTGAATTCAAAGCATCTACAAACCCATCTTTCATCGATGATAATGGTGCATTCAATGTAAATTACGTTGCGAATGGCGGTAACCTAGACAAGAACCCAACTTCATTGTATTCTCTACCTTCAATCAACGAAGGTGCTAACTTTGCATTCTACTACGGTCCAGGTCTAGTTGTTAGAGAGAACAATAAAGATCTAATCGTTCCTCCAGCATCTTACGTTTCTAACAACTTCATTGACAAGTACACTGATTCTCTACCATGGGCAATCGTTGCTGGTCCAAGAAGAGGTGTAGTTTCTGGTTCTGGTGTATCAGGCGCAGAATACGCATTCGACAAGGCGGACAGAGATGTTCTTGAGCCATTCGGTTACAACCCAATCGTCTTCCAAAGAGGCGTTGGTCTAACAATTCTCGGTAACAAGACTGCACAGCAGTCTGTTCAATCAGCGCTGTCATCGGCTCACGTAAGGGAGGTGTTGATCTTCATACAGGAAGGTATTGCCAACATTCTTAAGGATTACGTATTTGAGTTCAACACTGCTCAAACAAGACTTGAAATTAAAACTCTAGCTGACTCATTTATGGAATCAGTTAAAGCTGACTTTGGTGTTTACGATTACAAAAACGTAATGGACACTACAAACAATACCAATGATGTGATTGATGCAAATATGGGTATCGTCGATACTTATGTTGAACCAGTTAAAGGTCTAGAGATTGTTGTTCACAGAACTACGATCCTAAACACTGGAGAAATCTCAACTGGTAACTTCAGCTAATTAGATATATAAAAAAAGCTTAAGAAGAAAATGCCTTTACCACACTATTCAAACGATCAGACCAGCAGAAAGGGTAGAAACTTTGAACCAGTACAACAGTCACTGTTCGAAGTAACAATTATCCCACCTGCAGGTGTACAAGGTGCTAACATGCTTCTTCAGCAAGTTAAGTCAATTTCTGGTCTAGCAATCAACAAAGAGATTGGTACTCAGGAGCAGAAGTTTAAGTTTGTAACACGTTCATTTGCATCTCAACCAGATTCAACTGCACTAGACGTTGCAATCGCTTTCGAACTTAACTTGAACGAAGCTAACGAAGCATACGTATACAAGACGCTAAAACAATGGTATAATTTGATTTACAATCCAAATACCGGTGCTTTTGGCCTAAAGAAAGATTACGTTGGTACTATCATCGTAACACAATTTAACAGAGCAGGTGACATCTTTAGAACAGTTACTCTAGAAGATGCGTTCATTTCATCAGGTCTTCCATTCCTAGAGGGTGGTGACTATTCAGACGCAGCTCCTCAAACCCTAGAGGTTACTTGGAGAGTTGATTCTTGGAAAGAACAACTTGCATAATTTTATAAAAGAGGAGCAGGTTCATAAGATCTGCTCCCTTTTTTGACACTTTTTAAAAGATAATATCTTATCAAGGTAGTATGAACGATACATCAAAGCTTACCAAAAAACTTCAGGTTCTTCTGTCTGAAGATGAGGTGGCAATTCTCAACAGAATCATTCTTAATGACGCAATTGAAAACGGATCAAGACCAATTTCAATGTCAGCTTTCATTAGAGAATTAATCCGACTTAAAATCGAATCTACGTCAGATGATCAGAAGACATTTGACAAAACCAGGTTAAAGCAACTTAAAAACAAATAATTATGAGCGAAGAAAACGATTACAAATCAATGGTTGACGAGAAAGACGGCATCGTTGAAGAAGTAAAAAAGAACGGTCTTGGCAAAGCGTCAATGACTAGGTTTAACAATGACACATTGGATTCAGACATTCATTTGGGATATGTTGATGTTAAAGTCGAAGATGTACCATCTGAGGGTATGTTTTATCCAGTCGATACTTCAATTAAAATTAGATCTGCGAGAGTAGCTGAAATTAGACACTTCTCAACACTTGACGAAAGCAACATTCTCGATATCGAAGAAAAGTTAAATCAAATCATTAAAGGTTGTGTCAGAATTCAATCAGGTTCAAGAATTCTTTCATATAAGGACATCCTTGAGGAAGATAGAATCTATTTACTTCTTTTGATCAGAGATCTTACTTTTCCTGAACCAGAGAATAAAATCATGATTAAGCATCAACACGATGGTAAAAACATGGATGTAGAATTATCAATTAAGTACCTTCAGACCGAAGATATTGATTCAGAGATTGCTCCATATTACAGTGAAGAAGCTCGCGCATTTGTTATTCAAACTAAATCTGCAGGTGAAGTTGTAATGAGACCACCTTCAATCGGTGTGATGGAAGAGGTTACAAAATTCATTCAACTTCGTCAAAGAGAGCGTAAGACGTTTGATCAATCATTCTTACAAATTCTTCCATACATTACAACTGATTGGAGAGGATTTGGTTCTAAGGTTATTTTTGAAAAAGAAATTGAGTTCCAGGGTTGGAATGAAAAGAAATACATGGTCATCTATAGATTAGCTGAAAAGATGAAGGTCGGTGTTAAAACTGATTTGAAAGTTGACCACGAGGGTGAGGAGGTCCTCGTACCTATGAACTTTCCCGGTGGGATCAAATCTCTTTTCCTTATTTCAGATCTCTCTGGAGAACTTCTTTAAGACTAAGTTCTATCTTGCGCATCACATTCGACTACAACCGAGTGAGATTGAACAGATGCCATACTATGAGTACTGGTATTATGTTAAGCACCTGATAGACCACTTAAAAGAGCAAGATAAATCAAATAAGAAGGAACAAGAGCAGTATGATGACCAATCTGCTGAAATGAAGTCACAAGCTAAAATGCCAAAGATGCCAAATTACGGTAACTTTAACGCAGGTAGCATGGGAGGAATGAAGATGCCTTCAGTTAAAATGCCAAAGCTCTAATATATAGACTAGAGTAAAAAACATCTATGCTAAATAAGTGAAACTTTTCAGTTCTCCATTCGAGAAACTTTCATCTCAAAGTCTTCAAAACATTGAAACCGCCACTAGGGTGACAGCAGAGTCTGTTTCACCCGGCGGTGCTTTGTTGGGTAAGATTGAAGAAATGATCGGTTACTTGAAAAAAATAGAAAAGAATACATCTGTATATAAATCTCCACTGACTGGTTTAGATAAAGCTACATTAAAGCTAATTGGTCCAGCAGCTCAAGGCATTGCACAGGCTTTTAAAATTATCATTGATTCTATAAATGCCGCTCCGTCTGGAGAACAAATGGAGAAAAAGATCAATTCAGTCGTCAAGGGTATATCAGCCGTTGTAGGACTAGGTAAAGCTATTTTCAAATTTGCAGCAATGTTGGCGCTTTCACTTCCTCTATTAATCATAGGTATGGTGGCCCTACCATTAGCGGCCTTCATGATCTTAGCAGTTGCCAGTATATTCTTTTTGATCCAGGCAATGGGCATTGATAGAACAATCAAAAAGGTTGCAACAGGATTAGCTATTGCAGGTTTAGCATTTATAACACTTTCAGGTGGATTGGCAGTGAGTTATCTAATCATTGAATCTACGTTCGGTGGAGTTGGTAATGGAGCCATTGCTAGTATGGGAGTTTTCCTAGCTGTCTTAGTTTTAGGAACCGCAATAGTATTTAGTATCGCAGGTCTTTTATCACCGCTTATTCAACGAGGTGCAATCGCGATTGGATTGTCGAGTCTACCGCTTTTAATTTTAGCAGCTTCATTTGCGATTTTTAGAACTGCCGTTCCACCAACCTCAGAAGGTTGGACTACGATTGCTCAAGTCGGAGCAACTGTCACCGGACTTGGAGTTTTAATGGCAGCTGCCGGAGCCGCTGCAGTACTTATTATTCCTGGCGCGGCAGCAATGGTGATATCGGGTTTAGCATTATTATTAGTCTCTGCTGGATTTGCAGCCATTGCAGCTGTAATGAAACCTGGAAAGTTTGATTATTTGTTAGCGGATTCAGGCCATGTAACCGAAGGTTTCTTAGGGTTTGGTGCTGGTAGAATGATGTCAAACATGGAATGGGCAATTCTATCCCTTGCACGATCGTTTACATTACCTGTTAAATCAATTGCTTCAATGTATGCCGCTGCGCCGGCCTTGATCATGTCAGGTTTAGCTCTAATATCGATTTCGAAAGGTATCGAAAAGTTTCAATCGATGCAAATTGATTATGAAACTCTACCTGGTCAAATTGATAAAGTCACGACTGTTTTAGCCGACTCATTTGCTAAAGTGGGCATGAAATATCCTGGAGGAGGTGCTGGACTAATCGGTGCAATGTTCGGTAGCGGTTCAGATACATCTGTGGTTGCACAAGGTATTTCAGCTGTTTCGGGTATGGGTAGAGCACTAACCGGTATTGCAACTGGAGTACAAGAAATGGCGTTACTAAGATTCCCTACTAAGTGGGATAAAAACGGTAACCCTATTGCATTTAGACAGCTAAAGGATGAAGACTTTGACGCCGTCACTCGCAACACTCAAAAAATCGTAGTTGCTCTATCATCTACATTTGGTAAGATTGGCGCAATGCCAGAAGCAGCTGACCCATGGGGTTGGTTTGGTAACTCAAAGGTAGAAGAAGGTATTGAGATTGTTCAAAAGATGTCAGATCCGCTGGTTAAATTGTCAGAGTTCATTAAAACGTTTTCTCAGCAAGAAATTGATGTTAAAGGAACCGTTGATAAGACCAAGCAAATTATCGGTGCAATGACAGCTGTTTTTGTGGAAGCCGGCAAGAGTATGACGGTTGATCAAATTGAAGCCGCTGCAGAAGCATACGAAGATATGGCCGATGCAATGGAAGACATGGCCGATTCAATGCAAGATTGGACCAAAGGTGTTAATTCACTTGATCTAAAGAAAGTCACAGAGGTCAGAAAGTTATATGAAGGTCTTGCATATCTTGCAAAGAACGATGGAGAAACTGCCATTGAGAAAATGGGATCTTCACTAGTTGAAGCCTTGAATCACTTGTCAGAGCTATTAGAAAAAGCAGGAGACAAGAAAGGAAGCTTCCTCGATGGTTTACTTCCAGGTGGTGGTGAAACTGCTCCTCCTAAAAAGCCAGGCACAGGTGCTGAAGTTCCAGGTAAAGAGAATAATAAATCTGAATCTTCTGCAATTTCAACGGCCGAACTCAAGAAGCTAGCGCAAATCCTTCAGTCAGGTATTGACGTTAGAGTAGTCAACGACAGATTCTAACCTTCAACCCAGGATTAGAACCAATCCTTCTATGCCTTCTAATGTAATTGGTTTCATAGGTAGACAACTTTATTTCTTAGTGAAACAAACTCCTTAGATGTTATATAAATTACATTAGTCGATAAGATAATGAACAAGGGAGTAACATTTGTTTTAACATCATGTGGAAGAGTTGATCTTTTAGAAAAGACCCTAGAGTCTTTCTTTAAGTTTAATACATATCCAATCGACAGATATTTGATTACTGAAGATTCTGCTGATTTAAAAGTTTTCGAACAATGCAAAGTCTTAAATCAAAAATACGATAATAAGCTCGAATTCATTTTCAATTACGAGAAGTTAGGACAGACAGGATCCATAGATAAAGCGTATTCAATGGTGGAAACAGAATACGTATTCCATTGTGAAGAAGATTGGGATTTTAATCGATCGGGTTTTATTGAAAAATCAATAAAAGTTTTAGAAAAATATCCAAAGATTTTACAAGTTTGGATTAGACCAAAGTCAGACAAGATTCTTAATAGTATTGATTCGCAAATTCACTCGGTAGAAGAAGGGGTATCTATAAGAATAGTAAAGCCCGTCAGTTTTACTGTCAAAGGAGCTAATGACGATGGAACCGATATGATAATTAAAAATTATATGGGTTTTAGTTGGAATCCTGGATTGAAAAGATTAAGTGATTGGAAACTTTTAAGTGAAGGTTACTCAGGCCTTAACAGAGAACACCTAGTCGACGCATATTATAGAGATAGAGGATTTTCAGTTTGGAGCCTTTCTGAAAATGATGAAGATGGATATGTTACACATTCCGGATGGGATAGAAGGGCTGATAATCCTGTTCTTAAAGAACAAAAGGTAGGCATTTCAGTTGTAATGCCATCTTTTCTTGGTGAATACGCTGGCAGTAGATCAAATCCCGTTGAAAAGTTTATCAGAGCTGTTGAATCATTTAAAGCACAGATTTACAAACAAAAGGAATTAATCATCATCAGTGATGGCTGTGAAAGAACTAATCAGATCTACGAAGAAAGATGGAAACAAGATCCTTTAATTAGGTTGATTAAATGTGAAAAATCAGATTCAACTTGGCCTGGAACACTAAGAGAAGTAGGAAGGTCAGTAGCGAGATATAATTGGATATGTTACCTAGACACAGACGACATCATTTTAGAAAATCATTTATCTTTAATTAGTAATGCAATTACGACAGCGCCAAATGGAACTACTGTTTTATTTGACATGTATTACATGCTTCCTTTAATTGAAAATCCAAATAAGCTAATGCTTCAATATTTTGGAATGGATAATAATGTTAAAGGATATGAAGAATTAAGAAACGCATGTCAATTAATTGTAATTAATCAAAAGATTGCATCTACTAAAGCAATGGGCCAAAATGGAACTTGGCAAATCGTTCATCATAAAGAAGTTCCTCATCGTTGGAGGAATTCATTGACGATGGGAGAAGACCTAGACTTTATCAATCGTTTAAAAACAACTGAAAAGTATTCTACATTTAGAGGGCAATTTCTTTTATGTCACAATACCAATAATAGAAAAACAATTTGGGAAATCTAAACTCATTTATAATGATAACTTCACAAACAAATCAATACAACTCATCAACTGTTAAATCTAGTTCTTACAACTACGAGCACAAGGTCCTAACAGTTCACTTTGATCACGCAACTTACGTTTATGAAAACGTGTCAGTCGAAGACTACGTATTCTTCGCTTCAGCCTCCTCACAGGGTCGCTCTCTAAATGAATTTATCAAGGGTAAGTACGAGTTTCAAAAGATTAACGAAATCAAAGAAGCTTCGGCCAAGTGATTGAAACAAACTCTCAAGTTAGAGTATAAATAACTGAATATCGTTCTTTAACATACTGTAATCAAAGACAAAAATTAACTCTTTGGACCCATAGCTCAATTGGATAGAGCAACACACTTCTAATGTGTAGGTTACAGGTTCGACTCCTGTTGGGTTCACAAAAAAAGTTTAAACCCGATGAAACTATAACATACCATCAGGTATAAATAACACAACAAAATAGTTCTTTGTTTTTGGTTACACAAAGACGGGAGACCCTGGAAACAGACTCCCTTTTTAATGCGGATGTGGCGAAATTGGTAGACGCGCCAGACTTAGGATCTGGTTTCTTACGAAGTGAAGGTTCGATTCCTTTCATCCGCACAAACCCAGACGTGTACTAAAACACTGTTCTTTGACATATTAGTTCTAATAAAGGGAGGCGTGGCAGAGTGGTCGATCGCGGCAGTCTTGAAAACTGTTGACTGTAACAGGTCCGTAGGTTCGAATCCTACCGCCTCCGCGAAGAGATTGCAATTCTATTGAGAATTGATTCTCTTTATTAACCTTTAAACAAGAGTAACATGAAAAAATCTCTTTTTCTAGCTGCAATGGCATTCGCCGCTGTAGCTTGTAACAACACTGAAGAGGTTGTAACTGAGGAAACTACTACCGTTGAGGAAGTTGTTTCTGAGGAAGCTACCACTGAAGTAGTTGCGGAAGAAGCTACCGAAGTAGTAGCTGAGTAATCCCACTGAGTCTAGCCTAGGGGACGGGACTAACACTCAACTCGATACCGTCCCCTAATGCCTCCTTAGCTCAGTTGGTAGAGCCACTGATTTGTAATCAGTAGGTCGTTGGTTCGAGTCCGACAGGAGGCTCCAAGGTGGTAATTAGACGAAAATGAAATTCATGCTGTGATGTTAACCTAATCAGCACATTCAGAAGTAGAAATGAGTAACCGCAAATTACTCGCCACCAAGAAAATGGAGAGATAAACGTAAAACCCTAAGAGCACAGTCGACGGACTGCTTAGGTTGGGACCTTGATGCTGCAAGCGCGCTAAAAAGGTGAAGCTCCAAAAAATTGCGAAAGTAGCTCAGTTGGTAGAGCATGACCTTGCCAAGGTCAGGGTCGCCGGTTCGAACCCGGTCTTTCGCTCAAAATAGTAATGTGACCGAACAAGGGGTTAAGAGTCCTTAAGGTACTGGCTGAACTGCTGAAAAGCAGGAATGTTGGATCACACAGATCTATGAGATAAAACCACTCAAACTACAGGGTAGAATGCGCAACCTGGTAGTCAATGAGGTCCCGCCAAGATACGCTATCTGATCTTTGCAACGGGTGCTGGTATGCAATCCAGCTGGTCATTACAACAGAACTAGCTACTCTGTTGGACCATGGGTGAAAAGGGGTAGATCCAAGGTGTATGGGTAGTCAGGAATCCCATTATTACTATTTTTCATGGGGGTATAGCTCAGTTGGCTAGAGCATCTGCCTTGCACGCAGAGGGTCGTGGGTTCGAATCCCTCTACCTCCACCATGAGTTTCTTTGTTCTCAGGCAAAACAAAGTGGAGCTAATGTGGCGAAATTAGACGGTTGAGCTTCGGTTCAACCGTCCATTTCTTTTTAATATGAGTAAGATCAAAGAAATCATTGAAGGTTGGGGAAGATTGCTCTTCCAAGATTACGATAACCTAGCACCTGCCCTGAAAGAAAGAACAGAGCAGCGTCTTTCAATTTGTCATGATTGCAAGATTCGTAACGGTGTAATTTGCGATCCAACCAAAACAGGAACTCATGCGGAAACAGGTAAGATTGTTCGAGGATGTGGTTGTCACCTAAGAGCTAAAGCTCTATCTGTAAATTCTTCTTGTCCACTTGGTAAGTGGTGAAACAATTTTAGATTTGACTGTATAAATACTAAACGGCCCGTTCGTCTAGCGGTTTAGGACATCTCCCTTTCACGGAGAAGATCACGAGTTCGAATCTCGTACGGGTCACGAATCTTAATTCAATTCAAAATGGCAAAAGAAAAATGTGTAAGCTGTAGCGTTGAAACTCAATACGAGGAGTCAACTCACATCGATTTTCGTTATCATTATGTTGAGGGTGCTGGACAATTGTGTTCAAGCTGCCACGACGAAATATATAACTAATGAAAGTCTATATCTACATTTCACAAAAAGACTTGTTGGTTTTCAACGGTCTATTGGCAGACAGTTCGTATATGGGTTCAGGTATTAAAATTGAATATTTTGAAGAGCACTCGCCTGGAACCCTAATGGTATCAATGGCACTTGATACGTTCATTTATTTTCAAGATCAAGATGTGCTCTTTCAAACTGAATTAATTCAAAACTAACATGAATCGAAGAGACAAACAAACTCGAGTCTTCAAACAGCTTGTTGATCGTCAGCTTCTTCCTTTCGGTAAAACGTATGAAGACGTAATTAGTGACCCGATGTGGTACCTTCGTTACAAGACTACGCCTGAAGCCGAAAAAGAATTCATTCAATGGGGTGTTGAGTTCTTGCGTAAAGAGCTTAGCATGACCAAGAAGGGAGCTGAAAACGAGATGAGCTGGTTTGTTCTACAATGGGGTCTTACAACCAATCAAGAGCTTAACGTTGAGGATTTCATCGCTCAACCAGCTGACAAAGTGGCCAAAGCCAGCTAATTTGAAACTTTTTTCAATTTTTTTAACCCGAGATTTTTTAGTCTCGGGTTTTTTTGTTATATTTACTAAGTAATCAGATAACTAATAGACAAAAAACATGGCAAGAACTACTTTCACCGCAACAGAAGACATGATTGGTAAGTACATCAACGAGTATCTTTACTCTGACGTTAATCCAGTTGGAAAAATCGTTGGTATCAAATCGAAGACAATTCTTTATGTACAACCGATCGAAGCTACCAAGAATAAGACTGAGATGGAATTCATTCCAGGTGGTTTTTCAGCACATTGTACCAACAACAGTGCCCAAGAGTGGGAGTTTGAAGAAGTTGGTGAAGTTGTTGAAATGCGAATGACCCTTGGACGTTATGATTGGCGCAAAATCGCTGATGCTCCACGTAAACACTATGATTATAACTTCTAATAAAAATATGGTACTAGACTTAAATCAAGAAATGGCCTGGGTAACTTTCTTCAACGAAGGATGGGAAACCATCTGGCACCCAGTAACCGACATCACCGGCAAGCAACTCCACTTTGATGAAACTATCATGGACTATTGTCGCGAACGGTACAATGCTCGCGAAGGCCGCGATTGGACTTACTTCGGTATTGCACCCACCTCCCAAATGTTACTAAAGAACGCTGTAAGAGACAACCTATGAGATATACTGTAACCTTTCAAATTGACATTGAATCACGCGATGATAAGCATGCAGTTTCAAAGGCACAAATGATTGCCAATCGGCAGAACGATAAGCACCCTGCACAGCGTTGGATCGTGTCAGATGTATCTACTCGCCCATGGGCATCATTTAGTTTTAAGAAAGTTGACATCAGTAGTTTAACCGGTAAGTAATGGAAGATCATCATTATTTTGAAAATCCAGCACCCGAAGAAAAGGTGCTACGTTACGATGCCATCGTGCCAAACGTATGGGACTACACTATGTCTGAATATGCAAGTGTCTTAGCTTCTCACCACAATCGAGTTGGTGGTTTCGCTAAAGAATCAAAACGTCAATTGGTTGAAGAACACTTTGCTCCTCACAGGGTTCACTGGCGCACACAAACACGGTATTGGGAAGATTACGATAAACAAGATGCATGGCGATGAATCACAGACAATTTACATGGTGGCGTAGGTTTTACACAACACGACACTTAAAGCAACTGCCCTGGAAAGGTTACTCCGAGCTTCTCCAGAGAATCGATTATGGTGAGTATGAATTCAATCATCTTGGGTTTGAAGTGTACTTAGAGGATAAGGTTTATCTTGCAGAGATTGAAAAATTAAAGCAAACCTTAAAGTCAAAGAGTCAAGATGTGATTGAAGAAGCCATCATTCACCTGCGTAAGAAATTCCACAAACGCAAGGAATTTATCATGGAACGACATTTGATTGAAGAACAGAAGTCTTTGAATCGACTTGCGCAGGACTTAGCTTCAGAATTTGGAATGGAAAAGGAACATGTTGAAGAGGTGATGGAAACCTTTGATGGAACAACACGGCACATTTACTATCATTTACAGTCTATTAATAATAATCGCGTACCCCCGACCGCGGAGGAAGTAGAAATGATCCCAAAGACCGTTGAACCCCAACCTCGA